TGTAGATGAAAGTTTTGATCCAGCAATGGAGCCAAGCAGACAAGCTGAACTAGCAGACGAATTAATGACAGCATATGAAAAAGGTGGAGAACCGGCACTAGCAAAAGCAATGGGCATAAGCGATCAAGAACTTGACCAAGAAATTAACGAGTACGGTATGGAACACGGCTTACACGCTGACGACGATAGAGATGATATTATCCAAGGCGTTATTGAACAAATGATCGATAATATGGACGAAGGTAATGCATACGCACACGCTGTGAAGAAAGCAAAAGACAGTGGTAAGAAAAAGGGCGATGAAATTGATGGTCCAGACGGCGAAAAGATTAAGTTAGAAAAAGAAGAACAAAAAACACCATTAGGCGAGTTTATACTTTCTTATTATGATAAAGAAACAGGCGAATTTCCAAAAGGCGAAACAGCAATACTTACTATGGTAGAAAAAGACTACGGTAACGAATTTATAGAACCTGCAAAGGCATTTATTACTCGTGTATATGAAGTAACAGAAGAATACAGAGAGCCAGAAGTAACACCTGAATTCGAAAGAATGAAAGAACTAGCGGGACTGAGATAAATAGAATTGGATGAGTAATCCATTAAGTTTTTAAGTTTTTCTTTAAAAAAGACTTGACATTGTTTGTAGAATAGCATATAATAACAACTGTGCTACAAACAAATAGGCACATAAAATAACCATAAAGGCATTATAGGAGGCATAAATTATGGCATCATTAGCAGAAATCCGAGCAAAGCTCAAAGCACAAGAAGCAGGCGCTTCAGGAAACCGTCAGTCAGGCGGTGATAACAGCATTTACCCATTTTGGAATATTAAAGAAGGCGAGTCGGCAACGATGCGTTTCTTACCAGACGGTAATGCAGATAACACATTCTTTTGGAAAGAAAGACTTGTTATCAAACTACCATTTGCAGGCGTAAAAGGCGAAACTGATTCACGCCCTGTACAAGTACAAGTACCGTGTATGGAAATGTACGGCGAAACTTGTAACATTCTTAATGAAGTACGTGGATGGTTTAAAGACCCAAGTTTAGAAGATATGGGTCGTAAGTATTGGAAGAAACGTTCTTACATCTTCCAAGGGTTTGTAACTGATAACCCACTATCGGACGATACTACACCTGAGAATCCAATTCGTAGGTTTATTATTGGACCACAAATCTTCCAGATCATTAAGCAGGCGCTTATGGACCCAGATATGGAAGAACTGCCAACAGATTATACTGCTGGTGTAGACTTCCGTCTTAACAAAACTTCAAAAGGCGGATATGCAGATTACTCAACATCAAATTGGGCTCGTAGAGATCGTCCACTAAATGATGCAGAAATGGCTGCTATTGATACACACGGCTTGTTTAATTTAGATGACTTCCTTCCTAAGAAGCCAGGCGATATAGAACTAAAAGTAATGCAAGAAATGTTTGAAGCTTCAGTAGATGGCGAAGCGTTTGATATGGATCGTTGGGGACAGTATTTCCGTCCTGCAGGATTCGCACAACGCACAGGTGATCCACAAAAAGCGGCAAGCCCACAAGCAACTGCTGTAAGCCAAAGTGCTCCAGTAGAAACTGCTCCAGCGGCAGCACCAGAAGTAACTCCAGCACCAGCGGCTGAAGCGGCTCCTGCAGAAGGTGGCAATGCCCAAGACATTCTAGCAATGATTAGATCACGTCAAGGTTAATAAAATAAGACGTCTCTACTAGTAAAATCGAGAACAGAGATTCACGGTTTACCTGTCAAAGTTCCAAACACTAGTAGAGACTAACTTTTAAATAGGAGAAAAAATGGCTAATAAATCGTTCGATCCGACGAAATTTCGGAATTCATTAACAAAATCTATTTCAGGTATGAGCAGTGGTTTTAACGACCCTACTGACTGGATTAGTACGGGTAACTATGCACTTAATTATCTTATCTCAGGAGACTTCCATAGAGGTGTTCCAATGGGTAAGGTTACTGTGTTTGCAGGCGAATCTGGTGCAGGTAAATCATATATCTGTGCAGGAAACATTGTAAAGGAAGCACAACAACAAGGTATTTTTGTAGTTCTTATTGACTCAGAAAATGCACTTGATGAAAGTTGGCTACACGCACTTGACGTTGATACATCAGAGGATAAACTACTTAAACTTAATATGTCAATGATTGATGATGTTGCAAAAACTATTTCAACATTTATGACAGACTACAAAGCAATGGATGAAGAAGAACGTCCTAAAGTGTTGTTTGTAATTGACAGTTTAGGTATGTTGTTAACGCCTACAGATGTTGATCAGTTTAACAAAGGTGATATGAAAGGTGATATGGGTCGTAAGCCTAAGGCACTAACATCACTTGTGCGTAATACAGTTAATATGATTGGTTCACATAATGTAGGACTTGTATGTACTAACCACACATACGCATCACAAGATATGTTTGATCCAGATGACAAGATCAGTGGCGGACAAGGTTTCATTTATGCATCAAGTATTGTTGTTGCTATGAAGAAACTAAAATTAAAAGAAGACGAAGATGGTAACAAGATCAGTCAAGTTATGGGCATCCGTGCTGGCTGTAAAGTTATGAAGACTCGTTACGCTAAACCCTTTGAAGGTGTACAGGTTAAAATTCCTTATGAAACAGGAATGAATCCTTATAGTGGATTGCTTGAATTATTTGAAGCAAAAGACATTATTAAAAAGCAAGGCAACAGACTTGCGTACACTACACTCGATGGTGAAGAAATCCTTGACTATCGTAAAAAGTGGGTAGGCGAAAACCTTGACAAGGTTATGTCAGATTACCTAGTAAAACAATCAACTGTGGTAAATACCTCTGATGAGGATACTATTGACGAAGTAGAACTAGAAGACTCACAACTAATCGAGGAGTAAAATATGGACGACACACAGATAGTTGATATTTGGACATTGTTTAAAGAGTATGTTGATAAAAAGCACGTTGAACAGGCCGCTGAGCGTTATGTAGATTTAATGGCTGATATGGGTACTGAAGATCAGCAACTTATATCTGCATTAGGTCACGATACTGCTTTAGACATTGCTATTAATTATTATCTAGACCTTGACGAAGATGATGTATTAGAAGAAGAACTAGAGTGGGATGAATAATGGGTTGGTATAGCGAAGTATCTCGTGATATAAACAAAATACCACAAGCAGTTGCTTACTTTGAAAACGAAATGGTTGATGCTCGCAAAGAGGTTAAACTAGTTGGCAATGTAGAACGTGCGGCAGCAAGTATGCCAGGTATTGTTGAACAACGATTTAATCAACTTCAAGAGATTGAAGCTATACTAAACTATCTAAATATTGAGCTACGTAGATTGCGTAGCTCATACTTTAAAAAATACCTTGAAAACTACCAACGAGCTCTGTCAAGCCGTGACGTTGAAAAATACGTTGACGGTGAGGCAGACGTTGTTGACTATGAAAAAATCATTAACGAATTCGCACTAATGCGTAACAAATGGTTAGGTGTACTCAAAGCTCTTGATCAAAAACAATGGCAAATTACTAACGTAGTTAAGCTAAGAGTAGCGGGTATGGAAGATGCCACTTTATAATGTAGTATTAGGATGTGATCAAACTTATTACGACACTTGGGCAGTACCATTACTATCAAGTATACATCGACATAACCCGTGGCTTGGACTACATTGTCATATTGTAAATCCTACAAAACTTAATAAATTAAAATACGCAAGCATTACCACTGAACAAAGACAGTTTGTAAACGACGAAGCAAAAATTTCGTATTTACAAGGAGTACGATTTTTAGTAGCAAAAGAAAAATTTTCTAATAATGAAAATGTAGTTACTCTTGACTGCGACACTATATGTACACGTTCAATAATTAATCCTACTGAGATTAACAACTTGTTTAAAAAACAACACGTTCTAAAACATCATAAAGAAGATAGGTGGCTAGCCGGACTAGTTGTGTTTAATCAAAACAGTCTTAGACAAGAACTATATGAAGAATTAACATCAATTCCATTTGACGAGTGGAAATGGGGACGAGATCAAATAGTGTTAAATACATTTGCAGGTAAATTTAATTTTCAGTCAGTTGGCAATCAATGGATGTCAATAGGAAAAAATAAAACTAATAGTGTATTTTTAACACTAAAAGGTGATCAAAAATTTAAAGAAAAGTTTTTAAATACCTATAACAAATACAAAAGTCAAGGAATAGTATGATTTTAGAAGAACATCTTGGAGGGCATAACGGAGTAACACATACCGACGAAGGTGTATTACAATGGGCCATTAAAAACCTAAATACAAACTCAATGTTGGATGTTGGATGCGGACCAGGAGGTCAAGTTGAACTTGCCAATAGTATAGGCATTGATGCTGAAGGCATTGATGGCGATCACACATTAGAAAGATACGATTCAAACAAGTTCATTATACACGATTTTACAATCGGCCCTGCTCCAGTAAGTAAACAGTACGATCTTGCCTGGAGTTGTGAATTTGTAGAACACGTATACGAAAGATATATTCCAAACTATGTTCAAGCAATGCAAAAATGTAAATTTTTAATAATGACATATGCTCCTGTAGGAGCCAATGGATACCATCACGTAAACTGTAATACACAAGAATACTGGATTGATACAATGTTAAGTTACGGATTTATATTTGATAATGAACTAACTATAGATATGCGTAAACATTCTACAATGGGTAAAAAAAGAAAACATCAATTTATAAAACGTACAGGTTTGTTATTTAGAAATGAACAAAAATAGTTTAGTAGTCGGTATAGAAGAAATGTATAGGAATCATCCTATACCCGATCTTCCTAACTTTAAAATTGTGCCTTGGGCTGATCAAGATACTATACAATCTGCTGATGTTTTAATACAAAATAATATTATTAGTCAAAAGAGAAAAAAGTTTAAAAAATACTATCAATATATATTAGATAGTAATAAGCCTTTTATAGTAACAGAAAGTGCAGTATTCCGTCGAAATATGAAGAAACCTGGCTGTCCAGGAGCATATCATAGATACAGCTGGACAAGTTACTTCCAAGACGAAGGTAACTACTGTAACGAAAATAGTCCGAGTGATAGGTGGTTGCGTATACAACAAGAACAAAATATAGAAATCAAAGACTGGCGTACATCAGGTGAATATATACTCGTAGTATTACAACGTCCTGGTGATAGTAGTCTAAAGAATTTGTTAGAAAAGCACGGATCTTATGAAAACTTTCTTACATTTACACTAAATGAAATTAAAAAACATACTGATCGTCCTATACGTGTACGTATGCATCCGTTACGCCAAGACCGCCAATTGCAAGTATTAAAAAACTTTAATATTGATATTAGCGAAAACACTCTCGGTAGTGGTCAGGCAGCAGGGCTATTAGAAGGCGGCGACGGTTTATATAAAGACTTTCGTGATGCATATGCTGTAGTAGGGTTTAATTCAAATGCACTAACAGAAAGTATATGCGAAGGTATTCCTACATTTAGTATGTGTTCAAGTTCTATGGCCTGGGACTGTAGCAATAAAGATTTAGCAAACATTGAAAATCCAATTATGTTTGAAAGACAACAATGGTTAAATAATTTAGGATACTGTCAATGGCGAGAGGATGAAATCTCTAGAGGTGATCCGTGGTATCATTTGTTAGAGGAGTAATACAAAATGGACATAGAATTTGGGTGTGGAGAAAATCCAACAAAATTAGGTTTCAAAACCTGTGATATTAGAAAATTACCAAAAATAGATTTTGTATGTCCTGCTTGGGAGATTGATAAACTAATAAATCATAGTAGTGTAGATAATATTTTTTCTAGGCATTTCTTTGAACATTTAACATTTGACCAAGGACGCAGAACATTACGTGCCTGGCATAATATTATGAAGACAGATGCTATATGCGAAATGATGTTACCGAATATAGATTATCATATTCAACAATGGATATCAGGAAAACATATAGAACACGCTCAAGCAGGATTTTGGGGTTGGCAAAGAGAAGGCGACAGTGATGTATGGGATATTCATAAAAGTGGATACAATCTTTATACATTACAGAACATTCTTACTGAAGAAAATTTTACTAACATATATTGCGTTAGAAATAAAGGCAAGCATCTACACGTTAAGTTTTCAAA